ATAACCATGAGACTATTGCTCTTGGATTCGCAATCACCGAAGAGGCGATTGAGGATAACTTGTACGACAGCTTGTCTGCTCGCTACACCAAGGGTCTTGCCCGTGCTATGGCATACACAAAGCAGGTAAAAGCTGCTGCTCCACTTAATAACGGATTTAACTCCGCTTATGTTGGTGGTGACGGTGTATCTTTGTTTAACTCTTCACACCCATTGGTTAACGGTGGAACAAACTCCAACGCACCATCTACACCTGCTGACCTGAACGAAACAGCGCTTGAAAACGCAGTTATTCAGATCGCAGCTTGGACAGATGAGCGTGGTCTTTTGATCGCCGCTAAGCCCAAGAAGTTGATTGTTCCACCTGCACTACAGTTCGTTGCAACTCGCTTGCTCGAAACTAAATTGCGTGTTGGTACAAACAACAACGACATTAACGCTATCGAGAACAATGGTTCTATCCCAGAAGGATACACAATCAATCACTTCTTGACAGCGCCTAATGCTTGGTTCTTGTTAACCGATGTACCTAACGGTATGAAACACTTTGAAAGAACCCCATTGCAGAATTCAATGGACGGAGATTTTGATACAGGGAACGTTCGCTACAAGAGTAGAGAGCGTTATTCATTCGGGTGGTCTGATCCTCTCGGTATTTACGGAACTTATTGATTTCATTAAAGAAATTAATATTTTCAAAGGGGCTTCGGCCCCTTTTTCTTTGTGTTATAATTTCCAGTATCGTATAACAGGAGTTGATATGGAATACCCAAATAACAGATCGGAAGCAAAGAAAACGGGCGCTACTCATTACTTTACCGGACAGCCATGCAATCGTGGTCATATAGCACTACGCAAAACTAAAGGCACTTGCATTGAATGCATGAAGGAAGACTGGAAGATTGATAATGAGAAGAGGAAAGAAAAGCCAAAGTCTGAGGCGGCAAAAGAAGCTGGTCGCAGGTACTATGAAAAGAATAAAGAAGCGGTAAAGGCTAGGGCTAATGCTAGACCTAAAGAAGAAGTTAACCAATACAAAATAAAACACAAAGCCAATAATCCAGAATATTACAAAGCACTCACCAGCGTTCGTAAAAGGCGGCATAGAAATGCTACTCCGGCTTGGATCACGGCAGAGCAAAAACTGGCTATGCGTGAGATGTATTTACAGGCCCAAAAGTTAACTAAGATTACTGGTGAAAGATATGTGGTGGATCACATCATTCCGCTGATCTCGCCGGACGTTTGCGGCCTCCATGTGCCGTGGAATTTAAGAGTCATTACGCAGGAAGAAAATCTTAAAAAGTCAAACAAACTTCTTGATTAATTTTTGATTTCGTGTATTATCTACGCATCTGGGTGTTTTAACCTTACCACCACTGCCCCAGCAGATGATGCAACAATCGGTAAGGTATCTTTTGCATAAGGAAACTTATAATGGCACGTTCCACCTTTGAAGGCCCAATTCTATCGGGCGATAACCGTTTTGGCGCACAACGTAACGTTGGCCCAGTTTTACTATCACAATCTTGCCTATTAGACTTTTCCAACACTACTGTTGGTACTGCTGGGTACGGTGGAGCATCTGGTATATTTGTTACATCTAACACATTACCTAACTCACAAGCTACTATTTACACACCACAAGCTGGTGCATTTGTAAATACAGGCCCAACAGCGGCAACGGCTCCAACTGCTGATGCATCTGGTACAAACTATCGTGGCGCAGTATTCTTACTGCCCTACCAGTCTTACATCCAGAATATCTTTATTGATAACATTGTTCAACCTACAGACGGTACTCACGCAGTAACATCTATTCAGCCATACATTGCTAATAACTTTGTAACAACTGGTGGAACATACGCTACTGTTGCAGCCATTACAGGTTCAAGCATTGGTCGTTCAACAGCAACATTTACTGCTGCTCAGTACGCTAATGCACAGTCTACATTGCAAGATGTACAGAACTTACAACCTGGTCAGCAACCTACATGGTTCTCACAAGTGGTTGTTAACTTGGCTATGACTGTATCAAGTTTGACTTCTGTTAATGCTGGTAAATTAAACATCATTATTCAGTATGTACAGAATGACCCATCAGTTAACGTTGGTAACGCAACTACCTACCCATACGGTAACTACGACTAATCAGTAGGGGCTACGGCCCCTTTCTTTGGCTTAATTAGGGGTTTATATGGGTTTGTCATTACGCAATTATTTCTTTTCTAAATCAGGCAATGTCAATAGTAATGCTATTGGTTTTGCAAATCAGGGTGTGCAAACTCCTACGATGGATTGGGAAGGTATTGATGGATCAGCGCAGTTCATTGCGCCCCAACGTTTGCGTGACGTTGTTGGTAAGTTAAAGATATCTCAATCTCAAAACATCTATGATGCCGACTTTGAATACGGCGTTCAACCACTGCGTTGGGAAAACGTTATTCAAAACGTATCAGGTCAAGCCTATATAGTTCAGAACCCTGGTCTTGGCGGCGTATCAATGAACATTGGTGGAGGTAATACTCCAGGCGATATCACGATTCGTCAAAGCCGTCCTTACCATAGATACCAGCCAGGTAAGACTTTTTACATGGCATCTAACGTTAACTTTGGTACTTCTGTAACTGGACAGTATCAGCGTGTAGGTATTTTTGATGATTCCAACGGCATATTCTTTATGCAGTATGGAACACCAACGCCAACCAATCCATATGCAATGAACGTAGTAGTTCGTTCTGACTCTGGTGGTTTACCAGTAGATACTGTTTTTTCAGCAGATACATGGAACGGCAACAAACAAATCCGTGATGCATTGGACTGGACTAAGGTTCAAATGATATGGATGGAATACGCATGGTACGGAGCTGGCGCTTTGCGTTGGGGTGTAGTTCTTAACGGCGAGCCTTATATCCTCCACCAAATTGGCGCAGGTAATGGCGCATATACAGGTAGTTCACAAACTACTCCTTGGAGCCGTACAGGTAACTTGCCAGTACGCTATGAGCAAAGAGATACAGGTAGTGCAGTAGCTTCATTAATGACTCACTATGGTGTGTCAGTATTGATTGAAGGATCAATTGATAAACAGCGTGGATTTACCTATTCATATGGTAATAATGCTAAGACTCAAAACCGTTCAGTTCCTGCATCTTCTGTTCGTTATCCTGCAATGTCATTCAGGATGAGAGCAGTTGGATCTGATATTTTTGATCAGACTAATGCGGCTTGTACTGGCGGATCACCACAGACATTAACAATCAGTGCGGCAACTCCCGCCATATCTTCTGTAGTTGGTCAGCCCAATAGCGGACAGGCTTTAGTTACATTTGGTTCTGCTCATGGCTATGCAGTGACTAACCCAGCCAATGCTAACAACCCAGCTCAGTATGTAACTCTTAGTTCATTTACTCAAGTTGCTACATCAACATCCACCAATTATTCAATCTCTAATGCGGCAGTAGCTTTGGCAAGTTATTCTTTCCAAAGTAACACCAACGTAAGTGGCGCATCTGGTACTAATCAATTCTTAGTATCAAACGCAATAAGCGCATCTACAGGTCAGCCAAACTTGTTGGCGGTTGGACAAGTTGTTAATGGTACTGGTGTTGCTACAGGAACAACAATTTCTGCTGTAACTTACTACGGAACTGTAAGTAATCCAGGTGATGGATTAAGTGTTGTATATCCAACAACTGCTATCGTTACTTTAAGTGCAAACTTATCTACCCAGGCAGCAGGTACATATTCTATTTATGCACCAGCATCATCTACATTGTTGACAACAACAGCCGTAGCAAGTGGAGCATTCCAACCAGGCATGACACTGAGTGGAACTGGTGTAACTTCTGGTACGACAATTACAGCTCAATTGACAGCGTTTAATGCATCTGTTGTTGCTCCTACATTTGCTAGTGGCGGTGCAGCAGGTCAAAATACTATTGTGCTCAGCGCAGGTACAAGCATTTCAGCAGGTCAATATGTAACTGGAACAGGCGTTCCTCCTGGAACTATTGTTGAATCTATTGCTACTGCTACAGTTACTTTAAGTAATAACTTAACAGTTCAAGCCGCAGGTACTTATACATTCTATTCAATGGCAGCCAGCCAAGCTTATGCAAGCGGTGGCGCGGTTGGTTCTAGCGTAATTGTATTGGCCGCAGGAACAAACTTTGCAGTAGGTCAAATATTTACAGGAATTGGAGTTCCGAATAGCACAATTATTACTGTGATTAACGGATCTACAATTACTTTAAACAAGGCATTTACTGTACAAGCTTCAGGACAATATTCAGCTCAAGCTCCAGCGGCCAATGGTGTTTATCAATTAAGCACAAACCAAGGTACTGTATCTGGAACTGTAACTGGAACAACAACATATGCGGCGCAGACTTGGTTGATTCAGCAAGTTCCAACAACCACAACAATGGTTTTACCAATTCAATTGGTAAGCGGTGCAACACTGACATCTACTCCTACGGCTACATATTGGGCTGCAAATCAGTGGGTTGGTAAGTTTGTGTACTACCAGGCTAGTCTGCCATCCATCAGTGCGATTGCTGCGGCTACAAGCTCAACCATTGCTGGTTTGACTCAATACTCTGCTGTGATTACTTTTGCTTCTGCTCACGGGTTAAAGCAAGGTGATGTAATTATTATTTCTGGATCAAGCCCAACTACTTATAACGGTATTTGGTCTGTTTCTATTCCAGCAACCAATCCAACAACAACTGCATCAATTACATTCGGTACTACTACTCCTGGTTCTTATGTGTCTGGCGCATCGGCAGTATCTCCATACACAGGGCGTATTACATCTAACACAACAAGTGCAATTACATTTGGTGATGTGGTAACTGGACAACCTTTAGCTAATGCTCCTGCATCTGGAAATAGCTATCAGATTGGTTTGATTGATCGTGGTCAATTGTTACCTGCAACATTACTATTGAACTCATCTGCAACTTGTTTAGTTGAGTTGATTTCTAGTACACCTACTAATCAGTTGTCATTGCAAAATGCAAGCTTTGTTGCTTTGAATACGTTGGGTTCATATAACTCATTTGCAGAACAAGATTTAAGTGCAATTCAATGTACTGGTGGCGAGGTTGTATATGCATTTTCAACTCCTCCTAATGGTTTGCAACAGCTTGATTTGGGTAACTTCTTTCCTGTTTTAACAAATGTAAGAGGTAACGTAGCGGACATTTTGACTGTTGCGGTTACATCTTCTGCAGGTGCTACAGTACAGGTTAACGTAGTTGCTCAAGAGGCGATGGCGTAATGAGCGGGGCTTGGACTCGTAAAGAAGGCAAGAATCCCAGTGGTGGATTAAATGCCAAAGGTCGAGCCAGTCTCAAGGCGGAGGGGCATAACATCAAGCCTCCTCAACCCGAAGGCGGATCACGCAAGAAATCATTTTGTGCCCGCATGGAAGGAATGAAGAGGGAGCTAACTGGATCTGAAACAGCAAAAGATCCAGATAGCCGCATCAATAAAAGCCTAAGAAAGTGGAAGTGTTAACATGGATGCGATGGTTGTATGGAATGCTATATTGTCTTTAGTCATAGGGATAATTGGTTTCTTTGTAAAAGACAAACTTGCAGAAGTCAAAAGAATTGATATTCTGTTGAACAAAACCAGAGAGGAGATTGCTCGTGAATATGTCACCAATGCAGAAGTTAATCGAATTACAGACCACATTGACCAACGCTTTAACAAGCTTGAAGAAAAAATTGATCTCCTTATTCGTCAAAGAGGCTGACAAGGATGCCAAGTAGTAGTAAGAAACAACATGACTTTATGGAAGCAATAGCCCATAATAAGGCTTTTGCAAAGAAGGTGCACGTTCCACAATCCGTGGGTCGTGATTTTGCGGAAGCCGATAAAGGCAAACATTTTAAAAGAGGTGGTGATATGGCAATGAATCCTAAAGCGGCTATGGCAATGTCCGCATTAATGAAAGCAAGTAGAAATCGTCCAAAGCCTATGGCAGCTCCTGCTCCTATGGCTGCTCCAGGTGGTATGCCTCCTGGCGCTATGGGTGCTCCTGGAATGGCACATGGTGGTTTGACAAAGACTCACCATAAGCATTTAGCTCATCACCATTTGGCGATGGCTGAGCACCATATGCATATGCATAAGGGCGGTGAGATGCATGAGCCACATACAAAAGACATGGGCGAAAAGGCTTTGAAACACGGCGGTAAAGCAATGGCTAAACACCACTACGCTAAAGGCGGTCATGTTCCTGGTCAATACCCATTGGGTGAAAAGATGGAAAAAGTTAAAGCTGGTGGACATAAAGGACACGGCGAACACTCTATCCAAGAACGTGGACATACTCGTGCTCTTCAGGAAAAGATGAAGGGTAATACAGTAGGTGACGGCCCAATCGTTAATGCTAAAAAGCATGGCGGTAAGATTCATCATAAGAAATAAGGATTTATTATGAAACACGAACATCACGAACACCACACAGAACATAAACATATGGTTCACCATTTAAAGGAGCATGAAGCCAATGGTCACGTTCATCACCATCACCACTATGGTCATCATGCTGCTGGTCATGTAAAGCATCACGAAGTTGTTGAGCATTTACATAAGCATCAGGAAAGCATGTGCCACGGCGGTAAAGCTTAAGGATTTATCATGGCTGAAAAATGGATTCAACACGCAATCAAAAGAGCTGGTGCATTGCATGAGCAGTTGGGCGTACCAAAAGGTGAAAAGATTCCAGCCAAGAAACTTGCTAAAGCAGCTAAGAAACCTGGCAAGCTAGGTAAAAGAGCACGTTTAGCAGAAACCTTAAAGGGGATGCACAAATGATGGCAAGTCGTGGTATGGGGGATATGAATCCCTCAAAGATGCCCAAAGGAAAGATGAAGAAACGCCGTGACAATACTGACTT